CCGAATGATTATTAATGTTTGCTTCAAGCATCTCATTAATATCATTAGTATGACTCATGCTGCTAATCTTCTTACGAGGATTACCATTATAGATAAAGATATGATTCTGATTGAATGAATTTAAAAATCTTTGTCTATTCTGAGCATAACCATTAGCATGAACATTGTTGTCTTTATCAAACGGGTTGAAACCAATATTGTCGCTAAACATTTTTTTCCTTTTTTCAACTTCCTATCTACAATTTTGATATTGGGACAGTAAACACTACCATCAAAAGCAATATCTAAAAAGATGGTAACGGAATCGAACCGTTATTATAAGATAGTAGAAACTATATAGGTACTATCTTACAAGTTCCAAACACCACCTTAGCTTTTTACTTATAGAAACCGTTGCTACCATCTTCATCATCCATCTCATCTTCTTCGTCACTATCAAGATCGTCCTCATCTTCATCTTCATCTTCATCGTCAAACTGATCCCAATAGCTCTCATCATAGTCATTCAGATAATCGTCCTCATCGTCCTCGTAATCATCCTGACTAAAATCAGCCTTATAAAGAGGCTTGAGCAACTCACCCTCGTACTGTCCAACTACCTCGTAACGACAAGTGCGAAGCTTTTCATAATTGCAGTCACTAGGAACGCTCACAACATCCTTGGGATTAATCTTGACAATAACAATCTTGTCTCCAGACTCAAGACTTCCATAGTTGGCAACATAATTCAATGCACCAGCATGAAGTCCATTAGAGCAACCACGACCACGATCATCGTCAACCTTTGCTCTTTGCATTTCGCAGACCTTACCAACCCTATTGTCAAAAACTCCCCTATACTTATCCTTAAAGTCTGAACGAACAGCCTTATAGGCGAGGAAGAAACCATCCTCAGTAATAGGGAGATGCTCATGCTCCAAGAAATCATACAGTTCCTTCTGACTCTGCATACTTGGATTTTCCATGATATTATTCAGGAAATTAACAAGGGGCTGAAAAGGCAACCCCTTGCTCATAAACTCCAGAATACGCTTACTAATACTACCATGAACTTCCTCACCCTCGTAGAGAACTTGTCCATTCTTAATCTCCACAAGACCATCGCTAAAAGTAGCAACAGCTTTCTGAACATCAACAACTTCCAGTAGTTCATCTGCCGTAGCAGAGGGAAGTCTTTCCAGAATCAACTTATAGTTGATATGATCTGGCAACACCTGATAACTCTGATTATTAAGAACCAGCGTCAAATTACCATCCACAAACATAAACGGAACAGCCATAATCCAAACTCCTAGTTTTTAGTTACGATACCTGTGATACTGTCATTTTACACTAATCGGCAAGCTTGTCAAGGGGTCTTGAGAAATTTCTGACTACTTGACTAAACTACTCAACTGAATTCTAAATAGGTCAATATTATCTTGGCTCATCTGCATTATCCAATCCTTACCATCATTATTATAATACGAGTGACGTTCATCAAGTTGATTAATAGGATTTTTCTTGGCTCTTAGATCAGCAAGAACTCCAGTAACTTGATGACTACCAAGAATATACTTTAGCATAGGATTCTTATCAAGTTCAGTCCTGACGCTCTCTCTAATCTTAGAGATTGCTGGAAGTTTAAAGTTTTCCTTAGACTCACCCTTAATAATCTTCAGATAAGTTTCGGCTTTATCAGAATTAGATCCGGTATAAAGTGATCGACTAATAAGATTAGTCAAGACATTGTAGGCCAAACTAGCCTTACGAATATCCTTACTATCTACTGATCGGATATTGGCTTTGTCCATTAACTTTGAGATATGAGAGAAATAATCTGATTGAGAAAATCTTTCAATCCTAAAGTTACTATCATGAACAGTATTAGCAAAAAATTCCATAAGCATAGTAGTGTCTATGCACTCAACTAGAGTCTTGCTACCAATAAACTTTTCATAATTCAACCCAAAGATATTCAGCATATGAAACATGAACTGCTTGTCCATAGTTCCGTGATTATAATATCTATAATGGTTATTCTTATGCTCTTCACTTGCATATTCTTTCTTACAGAAGTCAACAAGATCATTGAAAGAAGCCAAACTTGAAAAATGTTTCTGAGTAACAATCTTCAACTGACGCTTAAAGAACTCATTAAAACTGACAAGATTATACCCATCATTTTGAAGCTTTTTAACAAAAGCGTTTTTGATAGCATAAATCTTACTATCTCCCAGCAAATCTTTGACTATAAACTTCAAGCTATCATCACCAAGAGTAGTGGTAATATCATTAATCTCAGGATGACCAGATTCAGCCTCAGTCTTATATCGAAGCATAGGAACGTACACTATCTCATCCTGCTCTAGAAAATCTTCCAGTTGTTCTTCTGAAAGAATTCTAAGACAAGTAGCATCATTATAAGGATTAGTAATCTGCTTACTATCATCATCATAGCCATGAATAAAGAATACGTCTTGATCACTAACACTACCATTAGAATTTCTATTGTAAGATTTTCTTGGGCCAGAACTTTGAGTAAGATGCTTGTAGTCCGAAACCTTTAGCAGATTTTCAGCACCAACATCTTCGATCAGTTTATCAAAACCTTCTCCACTCTTGGTGTGGTCTTTAGTATCAAGCATCAAGTAGGCAAAACAATCATTTGTATTGCAATACTTTGTGATGATCTTCTTTGCTGTTTCTTCACCCTTAATGTCACAGATAAAGAAAGCCATCGTGCCTTTCTTCCTCTGGTTATTCCAATAGTAAGAACCTTTACCAGTAAGAGTTTCGTGATGAATCTTATCTGTCAAGGCAACCTGACGACGAGAACGATAGCCAGCAGTCTTATAATTAAAAACATACAGACTCTTGCCAGCCGGAATTTTATATTCCAAATCATTTCCAGAATTGATCGGATGATCTTTACCCTTGGGATCAGTCCAAGTGGCACCAACACCCCAGCCTCCAGCCAATTCATTCATAGTATAATATGAAGTAATTGCTTCTACCTTGGTCTTGGATGCTTGAATTTTCTTGGAGAATTCTTCCTTCATCTCCATGTAAATTTCTTGGGTCTTTTTACGCAGTGCCTTAATTACATCCTTGGTATACTGCAAACCTTCGCGGCTAACATCCATCTCAAGTTCACCGATACCAAAATCCAGTTCAAGATAAAGGCCAGAGTTAAGAATCTCTCCCACAAAACTCTTCCAAGAATCAATGTCTGCTTTTTGGAAAGCCCTATTCCACTTCTGGATATGATCGGGCATTTCTTCCTTTTCTTGACCAACAATCTGTGCGGTCTGAACAGGATATGCAATATTGCCCATGATAGCTACGATGCCACTATCAATTCGATGGTAATTGCTGGGGAAATAACTGTTATCATTATTGAGTCGGCAAACTCTCCAACCCTCACCACTAATAACGATATTGGTATTGCTATACTTATGATCCATAAGATTACCACCAACACCACCCTCAATGATGGGTTTCATTCGGAAGTAGTGGAAAATTCTCTTAGCCTTATCGGTGAACTCTTGAAAGTCATGCTGCTTAACAGCAAAACTAATCTCAAGACCATTAGGCTCAGATGTTTCGGCAGTATTAAAAAGATTCAGAGTAGGAACACCACTCTCATCAATTGCTGCAATGTAGGTATACTTTTTACCATTATAATATGATGCAGTGGTGAAGCTCTTGGTGTAGGCAAACGGACTCTTAGACCCTAGACCAAGACAACCAACAAAATCATTGCTATCATTTTTGTTTGAGGCACCATAAGTTGTATACAAGTCCTCCATATCGGCCTGACTAAGACCAGTACCATAATCTCTCACCATAAAGGTAGGATTAGCAGCGGTGGGCAGAGTAACCTTAAAAGGATTCCTATTCCCAGCAGAGATATGACTATCATAAGCATTAGTAGAAAGCTCACGAATTGCTGCCATAACCTTATCAGAATACAAAGAGTCTGAAAGGATTTTAAACATCTTGCTCGTCTGAGCGATGTTAAACTGATTCCTGCTTGCAACACCAACGCTGTGAGTCTCAATCGTCCTATCTGCCAACTTCATCTT